GAAGAGCTGGCGTGGCTCAAGATGCGCCACATGGAGCGCACGTCCGAAGAAGCCAACTTTCGCTCTGAAAGGAAACTGTGATGATCTTCCGAAACAGCCGCGATCCGGCGATGTCTTTCATGTCCAGACCTCATTGGCAGACACCTGGAAGGAGAGAGTGGGTGCATGGCCGTATTCATGCTGCTGAGTGCAAATGCTCTCGTTGCCGGAGGGCGCCGTGATGATTGCGTCGGAGGAAATCGCCATAGCCAAGAGACTGCCGAAAGGGGCTAGAAAATGCCTGATGGCACTTACTCGCGCTCCCACTTATCCAGGACGCGAAACGTTCAACGCTAACGCGGCTCACAATCTGTCGTGGAGGTGCCGCAACTACGGCGGCCTAGCCCAAAAATGTATAATTGACGGACGAGTTGCATATTACATCTCCCCTCTGGGAGAGCGCATTCGCGACCGTATCGCCCAAACACCACCATCATCAGGCACACAGTCATGACCGTATGGACTCCATCGCGCGAGGAAGTTTGGCTGCGGGCATGGGCTGCGGTCGCGTCCTCATTCAACGCAAAATCCGCCGACTGCACTCGCTACGCCGACACATGCCTCAAAGAGTTCGACGAGCGCTTTCCACCGCGCAAGCCTCCTGAAGCGCGGTTTTGCGGAGTGCCGCTCTCTGAACTTACCGAGGAACGAAAAGCCCAGTTCTGGCGCGATGTGATGAATTCCCCACCACCGGACAACACTGATGTCTAAAGCCGCTCGCTTCTCGCAGGCTGACGCCGAGCGTGTCGGCATTTCAGAGGCCAGCTTGATTGCTGGGATACCGAAGCGCACTCTTCAGGCGTTCGCGGCCTCTGGCGGCATACCAGGAGCAGCCAAGCCCGCTGGTCGGTGGACGTTCGATGTCGAGGAATTGCGCCACTGGGCGCGGAAGGTGAACAGGAAAGCGCCATGCCCAATCTCTACAAGCGCGGAGAAACGTGGTGGGCGCGTTTCAAGGTCCGTGGGATCGAATACCGACGAAGCCTACGCACGTCTACTCGGTCTGACGCAGAGCGCCGCCTGAAGGCGCTGAAGAAGGATATAGAAGAGGAGGCTCGCTTTGGAATACTGCCGCCGCAGTCATGGCAGGACGTGGTGCTGAGCTGGAACGCCCACGCGACCGGCGACCTCTCGCCTAAGACGCTCAAGCGTTATCTGGTGAGCCTGCGCCAATGCGATCAATGGCTGCACGGCGAGCAGATCCAGCGCATAGACATTCAAAAGCTGCGCGAGATGGTGAAGGGCCGCAAGATCGCTGGCGCTTCAACCGCGACGATCCGGCGCGACCTCACCGCTATTTCGAGCGTGATCGACCACGCCATTGACGAGGGCTGGGCAGAGGAGAATCCGACACTCACGCTGCGCCATCGGAGGATGCGAGAGAAACGTGATCCGATCGTTCTTCCCGACGAAGCCGAGATTGCGCTGGTTAAGGCCGCTGCGCCATCTCGCTTTGCCGATGCTATGGACTTCGCCCGCGAAACAGGAATGCGCGAGGATGAGATTTTCGGCCTCACCTGGAAGCAGCTAAAAGACGACATCACCATTTACGGCAAGCGCAATAGGCTCCGGGTGATCCCGTATACGCGCCGAGCCAAGAAGATTGCCGAGCGGCAGCCTCGCCACATCAAGTCGCAATATGTGTTCTGGCACAGCGACGGCGAGCGATGGAAAAGTCCAGCCTCAAGGTTCGGAGACATCAGACGGCGAGTGGCACGAAAAGCGGCACAGGCCGGAGATGGTTTTACCGGGTTCCGGTTCCACGATCTGCGCCACCTTTACGCCGTCGAATATCTGAAGGCCGGCAAGGGATCGATATATCAGTTGCAGCAGCTACTAGGGCATAGTAGTATAAAGACTACGGAAATATATTTGAACTTTCTTACGCCCGCACAGAAAGAAGCTGCTCGTGGAATCTTTGAGTCAAGTAGACATAGACAGGTTTTGGCAAAAGGTGACGAAAGGTGACGGTTGCTGGTCGTTCTCATCATCCACTACACGAGGATATGGGCGCTTTAGCATTAACCGGAACGTCTACTTGGCCCACCGCGTCTCTTACTTTCTGGCGACTGGAATTGATCCTGCAGAGAAGGTGGTTTGCCACACATGTGACAACCCCATCTGCGTTAATCCGGCGCATCTGTTCGCAGGGACGCGGCTCGACAACAATCGGGACATGTTTCGGAAGGGCAGAGGAAGGCCCAGAGGTGGCGTTTACCCAAAAGGAGAGAACCATCACGCAGCGAAAGGCAGCGATGCTGACGTGCTACGGGCGATTGATCTGCGCCGGAGCGGCAGGGTGCCCGTAAAGGCATTGGCCGCGCAGTTTGGCGTGTCGCTGCCGACGATGAAGCGTTGGCTTTCTGGCAAGCGTCAACTGTCGGGGGTGGCACAAAAGACGGCACAGAAGCAGCGGTTTACTGAGAACGGATAGAGGCTTTATGGTTGATTTTGCGCCATTTATTGAGCTTGTGAATGAGAACGGAGCGGCGTATTACAAAACCGCTGCTCTACCAACTGAGCTAATCCGGCAAACGGGAGATTCCCTAGGTTTGCGGGTGGTTAGCGTCAATTGCGGAACGCGCAGAAGGCGCGGGAAAGGACTGAGAGTGTCGGCACACAAAGTGGCACAGTCTGTTCCTGAAAGGTTCCGTCGCTGCTCAGTCGTTTATTTCATCGGGGGTGAGGACGGCCCGATCAAGATCGGCTTTACAACCGAGCTGCCGAGTAGGCTGCGCTCACTTCAGAACTCCTCGCCAGTTCCGATTAGGCTTTTGGCCGCAGTCCACGGAGATCGCGCTTTAGAGGCTGAATATCATCGCCGCTTTGCTGCTCATCGTCTGCACGGAGAATGGTTCGAACGGGCTTCTGTAATCATCGATGAGCTTGTCGAGATTCGTTGGGCTGTCCCTCTGGTTGAGAACATTCGCCGATCTGTGGGGAGGGCGAAATGACCGTTCCCGGTTCGAGGTTCAGCGCGAACCTGAGCCCCTGTCTATATGGAGATAATGATGGACCCGCTTGAGAAGGTGCTTGCTGACGCTCTCGATGTGTGCGGAGTCGAATATAAGACCGACTTTGGAGGCACTAATCCGAGCGGCCTGGATTTCCGTCTGTCGAATGGCGTCGAGATCGAAGTGAAGCGGTTTCACACCCCGCGCATTTCCGAACAGATGTCGAGATCGCCTGAGGTGATTGCTTTACAGGGCGAAAGGGCCGTCCGGTTCTTCGCCATGATCCTCGTTCAAGCTGCTCGAAAAGGTGAGCAATATGGCTCTTCTCGACTGGAACAATCCGCCCAAGCTACGGACGCGTAAACGTGTCGCCCGCGACCTCGACGCTCTCTCACGCGCTCACGCTCGGCGCGTCAAGCGCAAGCCGTCAAAGGCGCACTCGACGAACAAGGAACGGAGCGCCGAAACCCGCGCGAAGAATGCCGAACGCAAGAAGCGCATGGCTGAACGGAAGGCTGCTCGCGTCAAATTCCTGGAGGCCGTGCGAGCGTACTGGCGGGGCGATGGCGACCACCCATGATTAGGTCCGCATCCGGCGTGGAGAGGGTGCTGTGACGCTTGGTGGCGAGATTATGCTGCGTGTGCGGGACCGTGTGGTGGTCGGTCAGATCTCAGCCGAACGATGGCGTATTTCGCGGGCAAACGGGCTGGCTCGCATCATGGCATTTCGCCGGATGACGAGAAACCCCGTTGGTCGAGAGCTCCTGAAACGCATCGTGATTGAGGACATCGTGCCTGATTGTGGGTGGCCGCGATTGTCATGGTTGAAACGCCGCGTGCGGGAAGAAGCGACAGAAATCGAGAGCCTGAGAGCGGAGAGGGCCGCCCGCAACCCCACAGGAGAAGATGTAGATGGCTGACAAACGCGCGATCGATGCTGAAGTGGACCTGCCAGAAGCGCTTTTTAGTTGGGCTGATCGTCTTTTGGAACTCGCCAAGGAGTGTGACGATAAGTCATCGCAAAGTGGGCGCGCTTGCAGCGTCAGCCTAGGGCCTAGTTCCGCCACCACTTTGAGTATGCTGATATTCTCGGCGGCGAAGCACCTTAACGAACTCTCCCCACCCGTCCCCAACAATGGAGGTAGGTGAAATGCCACAAGATACGGGCGCGCTGCCGTGGCTATGTCCGCACTGCGGCGCTCGCAAGAAATACCCGATGGCGCTTTGCGGTGAATGCATGAGGTTCAGCTTGTCCGGCCATCCAGCACCTAAACCACAGTCTCAAACCCAACATGGAGACTCATAATGTCAAACAGTGAGCTGCTGGCGTGTTGCGGCCGCCCAAATCTACGGACGCTGTATCGTGGACGAAACGGCTGCGTCGAAGAGTGCGAACGATGTGGTTTCACTTATGGGTATGACGCCGACGGAGAGCTGACCGAGACTACCGCAGCCGCACTCAGGGCACTAGCAAAGGAGAAGGGGGAATGAGCCTGCAGGTGAAGCAGCTTTTCGTTAAAGAGCGTGACGGCTTATTCTGGGCGGTAGATTGGGTTGCCGGGCCATACGGGTCGAGCACCGTTGATCGCTACCAGCTTCCATTCAGGACCAAACGAGACGCCGAGTCTTTCGTGAAGGCCGCAAAGCGCGCGGTGGAAGTCCAATGACCGACACACCCGAACGCGAGCTGATCGAGGGCAACCGACTGACGCCGAAATTCGTCGCCATGAACGGACGCGACAAGTGGGAAACTCTGGTTCTGAGCGGGCTAACCGGCGATAGCTACTAGATGAACCCGATCCCGCTTTCGTGCTACGCACCGCGCCAATCTACGGTGTCGCGGCCTATCGGCTTCAATCGGGGGTAGGAGGACAATATGAACGACGAACAGATTAAGCAAGCCGCAAAGCTGATCTCAGATATAGAGCAACTTGAGAAGTTGATGGACGACAAGGCTACAAAGCTGGTCATCGGGAGAGTAATGGACGACCGTTATTCGCAGCTGGGCGGTTACGCTATCCCGGTGGAAGAACTGTCCGGCATTGATGCCCGAGAACTCTTGGCACCAAGAATATATGCCAAGCGTGCTGAACTGGAAGCCCTGCGGTTTACCGCTTCCTAATCCGTCTCCGAATAGCCCATAATTCCGTGATTATGTCGTCAATCTCGGCAAGGGTGTAAAACCCTCCCACACTTGCTCCATCAACCGATGATGCGATGTAGGCGCTATTCGGGTGTTCAGCTAGGATAATACGGTGGCGATCACCGATGATGCGGGTGCGGGGGGTCACGCCGCTTCCTTGCGATCCTCAGCCACGACTTCGCTGCGGAAGTAGGCCCGGTCGCCGCGAACCTCGCAAAGCTCTGGCGGTAGAAGCTCTCCGTCCTTGAACGTGAGAACGACGAAGCCAGGGCAGGCGTCGGTCGGGCCGTTCTCGTGATACTCGAATTGCGGCGCGTGGAGGTCTGCCAGCGTCCCGCTCTGGATACCATAATAGCGGTTGCAGCGGTAGTTGCCCCACGGCTTGCATTCCAGGCGGTGTGTGTGACCAGTGACGATTGTAACGCCACCCTTCATCGCGTTGTTGTAGCCAGCGTGGACACCGCCCGCATTGCGATGCTTCACCATAACAGGGTGATCGCTGTCCCAGTTAACGGCGGTCGACCAGTTCATATCCCAACCGTGGAAATGATCCCCGAGCCGGAAGCCTTCGATACCCGCATAGTCGGGAACCTGCATCGCCAGATTGCGCTCGAATCGTATGTCGTGGTTGCCGATATTCCACAGACGCTCGCAGCCGTTAGGAAGCACCTTTTCGATCTCGTGGACACGCTCCTGCGCGGCATGAAGCTCGTCTGCCGCTGTCGGTCTCTTCGACCATCCGAACGGCGGGTGACGCCCGACCGAGCCGCCGTCGAACACATCGCCATTGAGGATCTTGACGCGGGGCTTAACGATGTCGATCACGGTGAGGAGCGCCCGGTGGGCCAGTGATGGCTCTCCCGGCCAGTAGTGGTGATCCGAGGAGATGATTACGGAGCCGGTGTCGATGCTGATTTGCTTCTCACGCGGGAAGGTCCAGCCATTGTCAGCCCATTCAGCACTGGCGTGAGCGCCCCTGGTTTCTAGACGAATGCCACGCTTCGCCAAGGCGTCCCGGCGAGCATAGACCCTGCGGATAGTCAGACCCGTATAGTCGGAAACCGCCTGCGGAGAGCCGAAGCGCTGCCATGCGTCAACGAACTGCCCGTCTGTGATCGTCTGCTGTACCACGCATCAGTTCCCCCGCTACCGGCTATTTGGCCGGCGCTTCCGTAGTCGGATCGACACAGGAGCCGATCACGCCAAGTAATCCGTCTGAAAATGTTCTGAGACGAACAGCGCTTCCGGCTATCGTCTTGAGATCGTCCTGAGCGTTACCGGTGAGCTTATCGCCTACCTTGGGAGGCTCGGCTTGCTTGAGCTTGGCGTATTGGTCGGGTGTGACGCAGTATGTTTGTATATACTTTGTATGGACAGTAGCGCAGCCAGTGAGGGCGACAGCCGCTATAACGAGAAAGCTGCGGGCGGGACTCGAAACCCGCTGGTTGCTCTTTAACCCGCGCCGATCGATCAAACTGGCGGCAACCATCGCGGCCCTGCTTCCATGTCCATCCACGGTGCCGCAGCCGATGCCTCTCATGCCAGAATACCTTGCGAAAGTCCATCGGAAATGATAGCAGAGGCGCGTCAGTCTGATCCGATGAATGGTCGGGGTAGGTCTGACACTGGTTGCGGTGCTGCTAAACAGCCTTAGAACGCGAGATCGGCACCGGCGTCCGTTGGCCTCTGCGCCGCGCACCTCACGCGGGTAAACGTGGAAGCGAGTGCCTAGCCGCAACCTACAGAACATTGCGAAGCTCGCCGATGTCGGGAGTGCCACACGCCGGTGGATTCGGTGCATCATGAATATGCTCCACCACCGTTCTGACTTGCACCTGTCCCTGAACAACCTTCTCGACCGTTCGCGTGGTGACTTGCTTTTGGACGTCCCGTTTGGTGGAGATTGAGTCCAACTGTCTCCTATAGTTGACAGCCAAGCCTTCCCATTTCGCTGCCGAGTGCCGAGCAGAGACAAGCTGGAAGTGCTGCACACAAATAAATACACACAGGCATATCGATACGATCTGCCATAGGGATGCATGGGATAGCCACGAAAGGATGGCCTTTCCGGCTTTTCCGAAGAATGCGGATATTGCGAGCCATGTCATCGCGGGTGATTCCCCGGCCAGTTGTTCGGCGGCAGGTGAGCAACCTCGTGACAAAGCAAGCGAGCAAAATCATCGTCCTTTGGAAATTCGCACGGGTCCGGCATGACGATCAGTCCGGTATCGGTATTCGAGCAAGCTTCAGTCACGTTGGGCGGTTGTGCGTGGCCGCATTCCAGGTTGATGAACTTGCGCCCGAACTCGATCTGGACCGGGTGGCGGGGCATGACCTGAAACCTCTCCGGCGGCCATCCGTCGAAGTTGACTGTTCCCCATCCCCATGAGGCAGCGAATATGAGGAAGCCGATCATCGCCGCCTCACATCCAGGCCCGACGCAGGGTCAGCAGACCCTCTGCGCAGGAGGTTAAGCTGGATGACCTCGTATCGCCCGTGTCCGGCAGTGTGCCACCAGACCCGAGCGCAATCCCCGGTGATGTCGTAGATCCACCCGACCGGGCCGCCCCAGATCGCGACCACGCAATCAGACGGGATAAGGTCCGGCCTGTCGTTTGCGAGCCATCTACGCAGCGCGCGGCGGAAAGACACATCACCCCTCCCATTGCTGCTCGTCGCATTCATCAACGACGCTCATCAGCCAGTATCCGGCAGCGAACGCGGCTCCGATGACGGCGAACCAGATCATTGCTGCGGACTCGTCGCGTTGGCTTTCGCGACCGCAAAATCCTTCACGCCGATCATTCCGCCGATGGCGATGAGGACTGCCGCGTAACCAGTCCCGAATGCGGCAGGGTCGGGCACTTGCCCGTGAGCGATCACATTCCACAAAAATGGGAATGGGTAGGTCAGCGCAGCCGAAGCCCCGATGATTCGAGCGAGGTCGAGACTGATGTTGCCAGGACCGCGAAGGAAGTTGACGTTCATATCGCTTCCCCGAGGTACAGCAAAGCTTCGTAGGCCCGGCGCTTAACGAGGCCGCCGAGGATCACGCCGTTGTCATGGACCCACTGGCCGAACTGGGCGGCGGCGGCGTTGTGGTTGCCCCCGTTGTGGAGGCGAAGCAGAGTAGATGTCTGGAGGTTTCCAGCCCCGCAATTGTAGGCGAAGTCTGTCAGGGCATCGAACTGGCCCTGAGTGCAATTCGGAGCGAACTTACGAACATCTGCCGCAGCAGCGGCTAAGTCAGCCATGAACGCCGCGTCGGCTTGGGCCTGCGTCCAAACTAGGCCCGCGTGAACTTCTGGGCCGGTATGGCCGCGCCCAATCGTCCAGACACCTCCGCTGTCCTGATATGCCGTAAGCCTGCAACCCTCGCAGCGCTCATCGAGACGGATGCAGGCGGGTGAAGGATTCACGCGGAACCTCCATCGCTTGCAGGCGTTGAAAGCTTCGCCGGGGGCGCTGAACCGTGCCCGGCGGGGTGGTTATGAGACACCCGATAGACCGCATGGATTTCGCGAGAAGTGCGGTCAGCGTGCCGAATATCACTTGCCAGCTCAGTAGGGCCGCGCCGCGCATCCCCCGCCCCGGAGTCGCCAGAAAGGCTGGCAAGTATCGCCAGAAACTCATCGGGGATCGGTTCTTCAAGTACCTCATTGTAGAAGCGGCGCAACGAGCGGCTAGTCATTGCCCGCACCCCACATGGCGTCAGCCCCGTGCTTCCTCAGGTAGAGGAACTTCAGGATCATCCATGTGATGTTGAGCATCAGCGAAATGCCGGTGAGGGCGAGGACAAAGTTACTCGGCGTCATCAGCGCCCACGCTCCTGTTACTCCGGCACTGCCGAGGGTTCCGATGTCGATTGCGTGCTTTGTGCCGGGGGCAAGGTCATGCATCATGACACCACGGCCTTGATGACACTAAATCCGAGTACGATTGCTTCGGAAAGCGGGCCTGCCGTTTTATTCTCTACGACAATAGTTCTGGCACCTGATGCGCTCCCTTCCGCAGCTACGCGATAAGAGCCCGCAGTAGCGTTTCCGGATTTGACCCACACGTGTAGGTCATCATCGGCTGTAATCGTGTTGTTATTCAGCGTGAACGTAACGACCGTATTCGCTGCCAGCGCCGCATTATTGAGCGCGATGGCCCCGCAGACCTTGTTCAAGGTTACGGCGGTGGATTTGCTCGTCGCCTGAGTGACTGTTCCGCCGTTACCGTTGGCATAGCCAATGCCGTTCGTGGTAATAACAGCTACATTCTGGCCGAGAATGACCCCCGATCCGCCGCTCGCTCCGACTGTGACAAAATCACTCCCGTTAATGCTGAGCAGTGAAACATCCGAGGTATCTGCCGCATTCCGCCCGTTTATGCTTTTCCCGTTGGGGATTCGGATCGCGGCGATAGAGAAATTGGCTCCATCAAGATCCAGACCGTAATTATGCGTTCCTCCGTTGCACAAGAACGCGGTCGTGGAATTTGAATTATCGAGGAATCCGGCCTCAGCGAATTGAGTTCCGGTGTCTCCGGCGGCGCGTGACACTTGAAATCCGACCGAAGCGCATCGATCGGCGTAATAACCTATGTGCCACAACCCGGTACTGTCGGTATGCTGCGATGAGGCGCGATAGGCAACTGTCGCATTGTTTGGGCCGGCGCTCACGCAATCTACGCCAACCTTCTTCAATGGAGCAGAGGGATCAGTAACAACCGATCCGTTTTGATTCATATCAACTTCAATGCCCCAGGCCGTGGCGTCGTTGACCGCCAGAACTTCTGCGGCGAAATTAGCTCCCCATATCGAGGAGCGCCCATTCGCGGAGTTTACCAGCGTCCAGAGACAAACGTTATCAGGAAGCCCCGGATTGTTGATCCAGCCATCTTCAGTCCCGTCCAGAATCCCAAGCTTCAGGAGCGCCCATCCGGGATCCGATGGCGACGTTGGAATATCGCGCCTGAGCGACAGACCGCCGCGGCTTCGTTGCCACTTGATCTCAAGGTCGAGGAAGTCGGTTAGAGCGCTGTCCGCCTCTGGCGCGGCCCCAAACCATTGCGGAGAAACTTGACCCGTAAATTTGCGAACCCACGCTCCGGAGGCTCCAGTTGGATCCGATGACGGAGCGACGTAGATGGCTTGATCGGAATCTCCCGCGACATCTGCTGAATGATCGGCGCTGTCGAATACGAATATTCCTTCGCGCGCTGATTCTGTTAGATAGCGCGCACCGGATGGTGAGGTGATTGCTGCGAGTGCCGTTCTGGTCGCTACCTGCGATGCGGTCCCCAGACCCTTCGGCAGGTCATAGTTATAGTTGGTGGTGTCACCATTTAATACGACGGGAACGACCGCTCCACTGGAAGGGAGCGTGGCAAGCGGCGTCATGCCGGATATCGTTGAGGCGCTCACTGCGTTCCTCCGATGCTGATGTCGAACCATCGCGCCGTGACGGTCGTTGTCGCCGTCGCCCCAACGCTATCCTTCGCCGTGACCTGAAAAGTCGCGCTGTAGGATTCGTTGTACCCAATGTTGGTTTGACTGAATGAGGTGGTCGCGGATGTCGGTGCCGCTATCGTCGGCGGCGTGACGTTCGTGTAAGAAAGGAGAGCCCACGAATAGGTATAAGGCGCGGTGCCTCCCGAACCGAACGCGGTGGTCGTCGCAGAAACCGCCTGGCCTTGGCCGCGCGTTTTCCCGCTGACGATATTTGGGGTTGCGGTTACGGCAAGCCCAGACGATCCTGGCGTCCATACCACGCGATCAACTCCATCTGGGCCAATGGCGTTGATCTGAACAAGGGTCCTGTCGCCGCCGCCCGGATCGATCGCGCTTATCGCGGAGATCGCCCGATCTGAACCGTTGGGGTCGATGATGTTGATCCCCGCCATTTAGTATCTCAACCACACTTGGCCGGGGAGGCCGGAACGAGGGTCTGCCCCTCCGGTCGGGGCAATGAACACCTCCGGATTGACCATCGCGGAATCGTGAAAATAAAGGTGGCAACCCTTGGTGGATCGGGCGATGTTGCCGGATACAGCACCTCCCGCCGCAGGCAGTGCTCCAAGCTGTGCGAGGGCGTTCGCGGCAGAGGTAGCGTTGGTCCCCCCGTTGGCGATCGGAAGGGGAGCCGTGGCTGCGAGGAAGTTCGTAAGAGATGCATCCGGAGCAGTGGGAACGGTCGAGATTGTGACGTTATCGACCGTGACGATGGGGAGGCCGTTATTGTCGGCTAATACCCATTTGATCGTCTGTCCCTCGTCGATCCAGATTTGCGGAAAGCGGCCGTTTCCATCCGAGATGACCGGATTGGCGTTGGCCGCGCCACCGCTTTGTGCGTTCCATGTAGTGATCGAAGTTACCGTGCCAGCGGTGTAGAAGCTCAACTCCCAACCGATGCCGATTGCAGCGCCGGAAGTGATGACGCTTAATATGCCGGTGTCGAATAGCTGCCGTGCCAAGACCATTCACCACGTTCAGGGTGAGGGATGTCTTGGCGGCGGCGCGGTCCTCGATAGCGCGCGGGCAGTCCCTGCCGCTCAAACCTTGTAGCAAATTCCATTCTGGGGCGCTATAGAAAACGCCATGCGGATCATCGCACTGGCCGTAATCGCCTTGCTTGCCGGTTGCGCTCATATGGACGAGGCAACGCCAGCGGGCGGAATCCTCAAAGTTGTCGGCAATAAAAACGGAACTGCGCTTGAACTTGCGCAGCAACATTGCGCCAAATACGGCAAGGATGCCCGTATTTCCGGACAGAACGTCTGGAACAACACAGTCACCTTCGATTGCGTCAGCCGGTGAAGGTCTGGACGGTATTACTGATCTTCACCCTTGCGCGGGTGATCGGCGTATTATTGCCCTACCGTTGGCGGCGCGCTCCCATTGGTCTGCTGTTGCTGATTTGGCCCGCCATTTGGTGAAGCCGCCGCGCGTCCCGACGAACCGAAGTTGTCGTTAGCGAACTGAGCAATCGCGTTACGGATCGGCTGAAGCTCTCCTTGAATAGCCGCGTTGCCATTGCCGACATTATCCAGCTTTCCGATCATGGATTTGATCTGCGATGGACTCTGTGCTTTCGACGCCGCCCTGATCCATTGGCTGACATCCGGGTTCATCAGCGTTTTGGCCGACATGCGATTGAGGACGGGCTTGGCAATCGTTGAACCTATGACAGCGGCGGCAGCACCGGGAGCGCCGGCGACCTCATATCCGGCCGCAGCAGCTCCGGCGTTCTTCATGCTAAGCACGGAGCCCAACATGCTTTTCCAGTTCGCGACGAGCCCGCTGCGCGAATTGTTGAGCTGTCCAGTCGCTTCTTTGAAGCCCTGACTTGCAACCCGGAGGTTCTGGATAGACCTCGCGCCCTCTTCACCGAACACCGTCTTTAGAGCGTCTGGCTGCATGTTTTTCGTCTGGCTAAGGAAATAGGCAGGCGAGAACGGTTCGTCTGCGGAGCGTTGGCCGATGTTGTTGAACAATGTCGCTGCGAAGTCCGACTTCTCCTCCGGCGTCATCATTCCCATGACGCGGTTGAAGCGCTGGAGGTCGCCTTTGTTGTTCATCATGTTGGAGACACGATTTAAGGTCTGCTCTCCGGAAATAGGATTGTTCGCTGGACCGATCAGTTTTTGGACAACCTGCTGCCGAAGATTGCTCATGTCGCGCCACATTCCGTCCGCCTTGTTGTAGAGCGAAAGCGCTTGCGGACTGGAGCTGCCGAGATCGCGGGCGACATCGTTATTCAATGAGCCTGTGACATCGGCCATTATGCCTTCTGCGCGGGTCTTTTGAAGGTTCTGGAAATTGATCTTGTCATTTGCGCCCGTGATGATGTCGCGAATATCGCCAACGGTCTTCCCTCCGGGAGCCGCAAGGTCGTTCCTGATGCCCTGAAGGTAAGACAGAACACCAGCATTGGTCTCCGGATTGCGTGAGAGCTGCGAAATATAGCTATCCAGCTTCCCCAGAGCTTCGGTCGGATGAATCGCCGCTCCTTGCGAGGCTTGGTCGGCCTGTGTGTAAACTGCCTTGGCGTTGTCCTTCATCCCCTGAAGGGTTCGGGTTCCGGCATCCTGAATAGCCTCGCCCATCGCTCCCGGCGTCTGAACGGTTCCCGGTCCGGCAACATCGGCAACCTTGTCCGCAATCGCTCGGCGCGTCTGGTCCAGTCCCTCCCGAACGACATTATTTCCGCCTTGCGTCGTTTCGAGATAGGTCATCTTCGCCCGAACTGAAGGATCTGCAATCGGGCGAGCGCCGGGGATTCCCTCATCAAGCATCGCCTGACCGATTTCGTTCGGGGTATAGGTTCCAGTATCGATCGGGGCGGTTGGCTTGACAGCACCAATAGCGCCACGGGCAGCGATTCCCGTTCCTGCGGCCAAAGCAGCGCCAGCCGCCGTATTGGCCGGATCGATGATTTGCGTGCCGCCCTGTCCGGAGGCCATATATCCTCCAGCCGCGGCGTCTCCGGCGATGGCGCGGGGAGCGAACGCCTGAACGACGCGCTCAGCCCCGGTCGCGGCTTCAGGGGCCAACCCGGCAGCTCGCAATCCAGCGCCGCCAAGCCCGTATACGGTCGCTCCGCCGGCCAGATTACCGCCTAACGCCCAGTACGGATGTTCCGCTTCCGCAGCCTGAATGCCAAGATTGGCGAGGTCTGCGCTTCCACCTGTTGCTCCTATGGCATTATCCAAATGTCCGCCGCTTACCAAATCTCCAGCCGCTATCATCGCAGTAGACGGGCCTGACGATGCGATCTTGTTCCAGGTTGTTGTCGGAACCTGGCGTTCGTCAAGGTGGACGTCATATCCCCCCGTATAATTTGGGTGTTTTGCCCGCCACGCGACGGCCTGCGCAGTCTGATCGGCAATACTCGGAACGCCACCGGCAGAACGGTTCACATCCACGCCCAGACCGGTCAGATAATCGGTAACATCCTTTGCGCTCGCACCGCCAGCGATCATCTCCGACACTTTGGAATTGGCGGCCTTGAGAACAGGATCGCTTACAGTCTTGGTGTTTGTGGCGAGGCCTGCGCTTTCGACCCCCGTTGGGGCGTAAATGACGTTGCCGTTGGAATCCCTCTGTAACGGAGGCGGCGAGCCGCCAACGGGTGGCGGGGATGCCCCATTGCCTCCGGGGGGCGGCCCGACAATGTCCTGCGGCGGGAGTTGCGCCGCATATTTGTCGATCCCGTACTTCTTCTGAACGTCCGGATTGTTTGGATCTTCGCCATTCAGGATCGCCTTCGATCGAAGAGCCCGGTAAGCAATCTGGTTGAGCTTCTGGGTCGTCATCGTCGGCCCCAGAGCGGCGGGGTCGAGCGTTCCCAATGCTCCGGTGATCATCGGGACTTCCGACTGAAGAACTCTTCCGCCGGGACTGCCGTTGCCGCCGCCGTTCGGATTGTCCTGCTGGCGTTGCTGAAGGGTCGTCAGGAAGACGTTGCCCTTGACCTCCTGGTCGATGAGCGCCTTGAGCTTGGCGGCATCCGTGCCGCCGATATGCTGAAGGGCGTCTCCGGGAAGGCCGGTGCTCCATCCATTTACCAGGCCTTTAGCGTCCTCGATCGACGAGACGAGGTTATCCACCCCGGCCGTCATCATGTCCTTCTGGGCTTGCTGCTTTCCCTCTGTCAGCCCTTCTTCCTTGACCTTGAATGCGCTGATCTTCGCGTTGTTCTGCGCTGTTTCAGCATTGCTCGCGGCACTGCTGGCGTCGGAAACGTCCTTTGACGCCTGTGCCGGGGTCTGAGGAGCGGGGGTGCGCGGGATGATCGGCACAACCGGAGGTGCGGTGTCGATAGAGAATCCGGGAGGAGGAGGCGGAAGGCCCTGAATGGTAGCGGGATTGGTTGCCATCGTTAAAAAGCCCTTCTGCCTGTCTCGAACTCACGCATCGCTTCGGAGAGTTGCGGGATTATCGCTGGAGATAATGGCTGCGTCGGATCGACCCCTAGCCGCTTCGACACATAGGAAATGTAGTTGTCCACCTGCGCGTCGGTATTATCGCCGCCCCGGCTCTGCCTTGGAGCATAGGTCTCGACAATGCTCGACACGTTATTGAGACCCCTTCCCATGTAGCGTTGAAGTTGCGCCTGTTGTGCGGCAATACCTTCTTGCGGGGTCGAAAATCTCTGAAACTGCGTCGAACCCGGAACCCGCAAGTTGCCCGGATTATTGAAAGCCGCCAGACGCGGGGGGCGTCTGACCTCCTATCGGTTCCCACTGGTTGGTTTGAGGGTTGAACTGGACCCTTTCTCCAGTTTTCGGATTGGTGGCCGTCTGCGGATGCGGCATTGTGCTGAGCGCGGATGGTCGTTCGAACACCTCTCCGTTCGGACCGACCATCGTCGGAGATTCGTAGAGGGTTTTCGGGGTTCCGTCCGGATTGGTCGAAACCAATGCTCCGCCCTGCCGAACGGACTGTACCTCGGGCCGCGAGAATTGCGCGATCCTCTCAATGTCCATTCCCTCGGCGACAAGCTGGCGAAGATTTTCATCGGTCGGGTTGAATCCGGCGATCTTCTGCGGCGGGACGCCCAGAGCCTGAAGTTCCGGAGCCTCCTGTTGCAAAGCTGCCGTTCGCTGCGCCGGGGGAAGCTGTAAAATCCCGGCCGCCACCTGTGCGATTCGCGTATGCCGCTGAACCGTCGCATTCAGGGTATCAGCATCCATTTTGGTGAACGCGTCGGCAAGTTGCCCGGCCATTTCCGGATTGAACGAAACGACCGAATGAAACAGCGCCTGACGACGCGCCAGCTCGTCGGCGGAAGGTGCGACCGGCTGCGTGTAAGCGATCGCAGGAGATGGTTGCGCCGATGTTGGCTGGGGAGGTGGCATTCCGGACGATGGCACGGGAGTCGTGGTCGCAGCCGTGCTCCCGGCGACACTGCCTCCCATCGTTCCCGGCGTAGAGGAGTTAGGAGCCGCGCTCGCTGCGGGAGTAGTGAAATCCGACGTGGGAGACGACGAGCCGCCTTCTCCTGCCGCATAGGCCTGAAGCGCCTTTTGCGTGCCCGTCATCATTTCGAGCTGCTTTTGCGCCATAATCATCCGGATGCGGTTCATCTGGATGTTCTGGGCCGAGTTGACGACTCCGGGAACGTCAACCTGCTCGATTCCGTATGGTCCAATTCCCGCCATCTCAGCCCCCGAAATAGTTGCGCATGAGGTAGGCGCTCATCACGTTGTTGATGCCTGAATTGACCCCGCTCGCCATGTTCGCATAACTCGACGCCCGAGCGTTTCCGGATGCGATCAGCGAATTGGAAATGTTGCTCGCCGCGCTCGATCCCGCAGCCGCCGTGCCGCTCGTCGCACCCTCTCCAAGTCCGGCTATGTTCTCAAGGTTGGAGGTGTAATTGTTGAACTCGCTTCCGGCGAGATTATCGCCGTAGCGCTGCTCTTCCTTGACCGTTCCGCCAGATGTCAAAGCCCCCCTTGCGGCGGCTCCACGATCAATGGCCTGAATGCCCTGATCAACCCGGAACTGGTATCCAGGTGAGGTTGTGAACCCTCCATATGGCTTTGAACTCGGAATGAGCCCGTAAGCCTGCTGGACGGCCGTTAGCGCATTGGACCCAGCCGTTCTCCACGGTGCGTAATCGGCACGCGTCTGGTTATATTCGTTCTGCTGCTCGTTGATCGCCGCCTGATCGGATTTTTGCTGCGCGTGCGATGCCGCACTGCCGGCAACGATTGTTGCGCCAGCACCGAGAAGGGCGGCTCCGCCGATGGCCACCGCGACCATCAGTCAGGTTCCCCAAGCCATAGCGAGTAGAAGGTTTCCACAGGCTCATATCCCAATCGTTGAAAGAGGCGGCTCGCGTCCTTGTGGATCTTCGAGCCGACGAACATTCTCTGAACACCACGCCGTCTCGCTTCAGCTTCGACGGCGCGAAACAATTTCAGCCCAGCGGCTCCGTTTCGGAACTCCGGACGCACATAGAAGATGTCCATCGTCAGGGTCAGGCAGGTGCTGTAATGAAGCGCCGGGCCGACAAAGCCGATGAAATATCCAGCCAACTCTCCGGACGATCTCAGTGTCACCAGAAGCACTTCGCCAGCCGCATCTCGTGCAAGGTAGACGTTGTATTGAGGACTGAGCGCGACATGCTTTTTATTCAGCGCCAGTTCTTCCCAATGCGCTGGATAGAGGCTTTTCAGTTCCTCGAATCGCTCGGTATAATTCTCGACATGGGCGGTCAGCATGGCCGCACATCCAAGATAAGCGTGATCCGATCGTCGGCGCTGTTGTTGATGACGCTATGAGGTGCCCGGTTGTCGAACCACCATAGTTCGCCCATGCGATAGGAAACGTCCTCACCGCCGCTGCGGTTGATGACGCCGGGCTCGGATTTCAGGGCAAGGTGATAGCGGATGTAATAATCAGCCGGAGCGCCTTGATCAATATGCTCGGGGATATGTGCTCCGGGAGGCACCCGAGAGATGAGAACGCGCCCCAAACGGATTCCCTCTACCCTTCGCATCAGGTCGAGAACGAGCGTCCGGAGTGTCGGAATCTCCTTCCACGCGCGATAGGGAATTACCTCACAATCGTCGATCACTTCGGAAGGATCATCGGGGATCGCGTTGAACAGGCACCAGATATCATCGGTCTGTTGGTGGGGGCTCAGTTCGTGCGTGGTGCGGAGCGTGTTCTCATTCCATAGGTCCGAATGCACGGCGAGCGCGTTCAGGATCGGAACGACATCAATGCCTTCAGCGATCTTCTGGAAATGGCGCACTCGCGATCCTCAGACTGTCTCAAATGCCTTGTCTGAGGCTTGGGCGGTCGGCGTTCCGCCACCGTTCGCACGGCGCGAGCGGACTATACCATTGCCTGCAAAAAACAGCAACCGTTCACGCGGTGACAGCTCCGGCGATCCCCGGTATCTTCCAGTTTACCCCATCGGACATGACGAGCGAACCTGTCCCGGCTCCGGCGGCTTCTCCTGAGTTGCGGGCATCGGTTGCGAATAGCATCGTTCCAGCCCCCAATGTGGCAGCGCTCGGAAGCATCGCCACCGTATAGCTTTGGGTTTTCGGGGCGCGGAACACGGTCGCTCCTGCGTCCCGTTGGAGAACATAACCATCCGGCGCTTTCGCCGCGGTCGTATCCAGTGCTTTTGTCAGTTTCTCAAGCTGGACCAGCAACCGATACCAGGTCGTTCCGATCACCCCCGATTGGTCGGTTATCGGCTCTCTGGGATTGGGAAGGACGCTGCTCATCGAATGTCCGCATTATAGGATAGGACACACCGCCTCACCTTGTCGGGCATTACGAGCTTTAACTGAAGCTGGCGAAACTCGACATTCACCCGCCAGACCATGCGTGTCGTATACTGGCCCTGCGCACCCATCGGCCGCCACATTTCCCGCGACCAGTTCCTGCCCCCATCTTTCGAATATGTGAGGATCATCTGCGGATTTGTCGTAGTGAGATCGCCGACACCGGTTTCGGCGAACACTTCCAAGGCGTAAAGGGTCAGTCGTTTCGCTCCATCGCCAATGGGCGGAAGCTGGATCGTGACCGGCATTGGATTGCCGTTCTCGTTGTTTATGTCCTCATCGAACGTATAGAGATCGCCGGTCTGGTTATCTCCGAGAAGGGTGGTTCCGTATGCCTTTGTGGAACAACCCACTCGATAATAATCGAGGCCGAAGCTTTCTCGCTCATGCCATGCCTGCATCGCGACATCGTAGACCCATGTTCCGGCATCGGTATTGAGGACGTAGAACTTGTGCCCCTCCTCGCCATAGGTGAAGGCTCTGAACCATGTCGCATCGTCGATTGCATGTTCGACCGGATGGGTGGAAATGCGTTCGGGAAGATATCCCCCCATCCGGTAAACCACCCTGTCATCGCCGACAAAGAAGGTGGCATTGTCGAGCTTGGCTATCGAGTTGCGGTCGATGCATCCGCGCTCGATAAACGCGTTACCCATCCGCTCGAAAGGAAAGTCGGCATTGCCGCTGTCATAGAAGATTTCAGTGGAATCGGTCTTGAACAGCAATAGCTGGAGGTGGTCGTTCACCAGTCCAACGAGATTGCTCGGGGAGCCTTCTGCTGCGCCAATATCAAGCGGATTATAGCTCGTACCCGCGTAAAGCCCAGAGATAATGAATTGATTGAGACCGGCCAGAGACCAGATGAAATAGCCGTCCATGAACGTCACGTCGGTGGTCGGCGGAAGATTGGTCGGAGTGGTTACAACCCCTCCCGAATAGACGTAGCCTGTCGTATCGCCATTGTGGATTGCAAGTTCGGTTCCATTATCCGCCATCCTGACAGGATTGGAGCCGATGATTGTCCCTAGCGCAGTTCCGTTGCCCGATGAATCCACGCTATAAAGCGTCGTTCCGATGACTGCGTAAGGGACTCCACCCATTGTGTGAGCACCACGAACGGGAAACCCTCCGAGATTGCTGAACAGGCTCAGGCCGGGGATTGCCTGAACCGCATATAGCGCGGATTGATCGCCAGTCCCCTGCTCCGCATAAGCGTTGACGAGGCGAGCGCCACCCCACGGCGACGAGCGGCCTTTCGAACTCTCAAGTGCCGGTTTAAGCGGCTGATACATCAGCCAAGATCGGCCTGAATGTAGATGCTCGCGTCCTCGGTGTCGAAATAGTCGAGCATCTGCTTGCCCTGAGCCGCCTTATTGCCGATCTTTTGGGCTATCCGGGCGTCATTAACCGGATATTCCGTCTCCAGATCGTCGGCGAGCATCCAGATCACGGGATCCAGCCATTCATCCGGCATATCGAGGAGATCGGTCGATTGGATCACGTCGTTCGGACGGCGGATGTAGGTGTAATTGAGTGTGTAATCGCTTGCGGCCGTAGAATCCGGCGCTGGCCATACATAGAGAACCGCATTGTCGCGCTGCGGATCGCAATAGAAGCTCACGGGAGTGGACGGAGAGACCGTCTTGTTCGGACTGTCGAAATACTCCTCCCGGCTCAACTCAGTCAGAGGAACCTCATACCCAGCGGTGCTCTTGCGCCGAACCGATGTTATCCGCAGCGGAAAGGGAGTGGTCGGGAGCGTGTACGACGCCTGCCCCGAAACGAGTGACAGGCTGGCCTCGGTGCGCAGCCAAAGCCGATCCGTGGCCCCGATCTTGGATTTGACGAGCAGATTCAGGGAGGAAAGACCATCCTCGTACATGCGTGCTGAAATCGCCTCTCCTTCGGAGGCCTTTCCCAGACGGTGGAATGCTTTTTCGATCACCTGGCTTGCGGTGAGGGAGAATGTGTTGCTCATAGCCCCTCTCCGTTCAATTCGCCTTCGGTCATGACGGCTGATCCATTTTCCCCGACGATAGGGGTCAAACCGTCTTCCCAGAGGATGTTGGTCGCGAGGAAGGTATCAGCTGGTTCAGGTCTCGGATGGGGAAGCTGCGCCTGTTCCGCCTTGGCCCTCAGGAGGTCCTGCGGATTGCGCTTATCGACAAAGCGCCGGTCCACATATTCGCCGTCCCATTGGCGAACGAGATTGCGATGTGGAACCTTGAAGCCGGATGCTGGATCGATGGCTTGCGGTTCGGCATGTTTGGAATAGCGCAAAGGGCGACCCTCACCAGTTCATCAGGCTTCTGGCTAGGTCGCGCGCCGCCGTATGAACGCGCTGCTTCCTTTATAGACGATGCGGACACGTGGCGCAAGAATGACGCCATTTACTCACGATTCGATTGGGCGTATTTCCCTCATTCATGCATGACGCCGCAGAAGCGATCCTGATCACCGGAGCGATGATCGTCGCAATCCTCCTGTGGATTGCAGCCTGCGTCTATTTCGGAGTTCAGCTGCCCGCTTAATGATGCATGTGCATGTTCGTGAGCGATCCCGACCATGCCGATGGAATGAGCATCCATCCACTGTCCGTCTCATTGAAATGCTCTTCCGCGGTGAAGTCGATCTGCGGGCTTCGCGAGACGCCCGATTCCCCGGAAAAACCGCCCTTCAAATAGTGCGAGCTGTCGTACTGTGAGCTATTGCATTCGTGACCCGTATTATGCTCGACGCCCATGCAAGCCTGTTCGGCAGTGAGGAAGATATTGTTGTCCCATCCGAACAGCCAGTCTGTGTGAAAGGTCGTTCCAGGAGGAAGTTGAGCGCTGGTTAGCGAGTGCGCCGAGCGATAGCTGATGTCGCTCGACAAATCCCATCTTTGCCGGTCTGCCCAGCCATATTGCGTATAGTGGATTTCCAGAACCAGAGCCGGGATCTGATAATAGTTTTTCGGGCATACGAACTTGCTGTTGTCGATATCGTAAATGGACGGGATGACGTGCTTATACCCTCCAGCACTCCAGAGGTTCGTCCCGTCGTAACAGCGGGCTCCGGAAAGGGTGATATAGAAGTCCTGATTGGCGTGCATCGTCTCCGACGCCACGGTCATCGAGGTGGATATGTTGTAAGTGCCGGTTCCTCCGGTTCCCGTGCCGAATGAACTGATCGTCGGGCCGCTGGAAATGCCCTGCCCCGAGAGGATGGTTCCGGTTTTGATCGTGCCCGATGCGACCGCAGTGACGGTCAGCGTCGTTCCTGAAATGGAGCCGGTGAACTGAGCCGATTCGCACGTTCCGCCGAACGGGTCGGAGCCGTCCGAGTTCTTTATCACATAGGCGCTGTTGGGGGTAGCCCCGGTGCAGGCATATTGAGCCTGCGTGGAATAGTGCCCGTTGGAATCGGTCAGCCTGTAGCGTGTATGACCGATGGCCGTATTGGCAGTGTCCAGATAGGATTGAAGCCACGCATATTGCCCGCCGGTTCCTACCGTTGGGCTGGCAGCATCCATGTCGAACCCGAACACATATCGTAGCCCGACCGGGATGTGGGTTTTGATACCCGTTCCCGTGCCATCCGTGGCGGGGTTTTCCGTGTAATAGACGATGTAGAAGCTGGGCTTGATCGCGAAGTTCTTCCCGTCGCCATAGGGATTGAGAACCACCATGCACGGGTGCCAGTAGCCGGTCCCGTTGACATCGGTTCCAGCGGCCTTGCTCTCCAGGGCGTGCTGTCGAAGCGTCTTGTAGGTCGAATAAGCGTTCGTGGACCCCCCGCCGAAGAAGCAGTGGAGGTGGCTCGTTCCCGGCTGCCCGTAATTGCGGATCGGATCGTCGGGGAGCATGTGCGAGAAGTCCGCGAGCGTGCGGAACTTGTTTTCGGTGCATGTGCCGCCGAACGGGATCGTCTTGCAGAAAGGAGAAACCGTCCCGTCATAGGGACCGTCCGACACGATCCGGTTGGTATTTGAGGGAATGGGAATGTTCGTCAGCGCCGTCACCGGCATTGGCGTGATAGTGGAATCGATTGGGGTGTTCGTGCCGCCAGAGGTGTCAAGCTGCGGCGCAACCTGGGTGAACGCGGCAACGTCCGGCGGCTTCGGGAACGACTGTGCATAGACCATCTGGCTCGCGAGGAGCGAGAGCGCGAGGAGAAGGCGCTTAACCATAGATACCGTATCCGGTTTGAGGCGTGACAAGGTTGGTCGCATTGCCGGGATTGATCGTGGCCGCATCGGAGCTTCCGGTCCCGACCGTTCCGTTGCCTGATCCGCAAGCGACAATGGCGTACCAATTGGCCGGGATTTGGCTCGTCAGAGTGAAGGGTGAGCCGCTATTGAGCACGGTCGCGGTTCCCGCATGATACCATGTGAGAAGAATGGTCTTTGCCGAAGTGTCGATGTCCGCCGCCAGCGTATCGCCGTCCGTGGCCGCGCTCGGCAGTGCGATGCTCGATGTGGCACCGTTGCGGGAGAAATTGGGGGTTGTGCCTCCCTTTGGAATCTGGATCGTGAACCCGTTCGGTCCACCGGACGCGCCGGGGAAAGTCGATATGAACCCGGTTCCACCAGCGTTGAGGTCGGTCGTTCCGTCATCGAAGGAGCAATAGATTTTCGAGTTTCCGCCGGTTGCCGCGAACGTGTTGAGCGTCCATTCGAAGTGAAACTTGGTGTTGGCGGCGTGGATAGAGGCTCGCGATCCGTCGAATGCCCCGACGTTGGCGTTCGCAACCGCCTGATAGAACGGGGTAGCGACATTGACGAACTTGCTCTTGCTGGTTCCCGTAGCAGAACTCAGGATCGCGACCGAACCGCCAATCGTATCGGTAAAGGTGGTGGACCAGCTTGAAGCATCGGCGTTGAAAGTCTGCCCGAGCGCGTCGGTGACGGTCGTCGTTCCGCTCTCGTTGTCCCTGAGAATGCGGACGCGGGCATAATAGGTTCCCGATGGATCGGCGAGCCCGATCGATTCATCAAGCCGAGCCCAGCTGTCGCCATCGATGAAGAAAACGATGTCCTGAGAAATCGACGTGAAGCCGGAATCGGTCGCAATCTGAAGCTCGCCCCTAAGTCCCGCCACATAATCCGTGGTGGACATCATCAGGGTCACGGGTGCCGTCCCGAGGGTCGAGAAATTGGTTAGCGTAGGAGTGGCGAGACCGCCGGAGGCGGCAACCGGTCCGATGATATTGGAAAATGCCGATGCCGAGCCGCCATCGTTGGAGGCGGTCACCTGAAGATAGATATACTTCCCAACAACAGCGGAGCCTTGCAAATAGGTGTCGCCGGTTTCTCCGGTGATAGCCGATCCGCCGGAGATGCTGTTGACCGAGTTGGAAAACCATTGAATGGCATAGTTTATGACCCCATTCGCCCACGTTCCATAAGTGGATCTGGAAAGCGAAAGGTTCTGGGTCGGCGTCCCGGTGATGACAGGAGCCACGGTATTGGACGGAGCGACAGAAGCGCTCCTTCGGTGAAGGTGCGGCGACACACCGACGCCGACGCCAAGCATCTCAGTATCCCAGGAAGAGGCCGAGCGACCCTGAAGCTGAGGTAATGTTGGTGAGCTGGTAGGGATTGACGCCGACGACGATGGGGAGCGCAGTAAGCGCATTACCCGCCGCATCCACGCAATTAATCGTGCCGGCAGTCGTAGCAATAACTGCGCGGCACTCCTCAAAAGCACCGGAGCCTGGTGTGTTCGGGATAAACCTGTAAATCCCGGAAATGTCTTTCGAGCGGGCCATTCAGACGGCTCCTTATGCGCTCAGAATGCGATGCCACTGAGCAGCGGTTCCGATGGTGGACGCTTTATACATCGCGAACTTTCCCGCCGCCTGAGCAACGCCGGTCCCGGTGGCCACGCCGTTGATCGTGTCTGTTCCCGATCCGAACACCTGCACCGAATTAACGGCGGCGTTGTTCATGACTTCGACCTCCTGACCGATGTAGGTCGGAGCCGGAAGCCTAACGGAATCGGCCGCCGTCGCGACGGTATCGATCCGGTTGAACTGGGCCGTAAGGAGAACGGCGCTGGCCTGTCCGCCACCGGCATGGGCGGTGATCCCGGTTGCCGTCGATCCCGGAACGAAGATCGCGCCGTCGTTGATGAAGCCACCACTGTTGCTTCCGCCACGAATGCCGTTGGGAAAGTTGGTGGTGGTCGGAGAAGGAAGGGTCTGGGTCGAAGCGGGCATGAATTAAGCTCCTAAAAAGGGTGGGGAGAGCGGAGGGGAGGCCCTCCCCGGAGTCGTCAATCCTACGGGCCGCTGACGCCGTACAGAGCGCGCCAGTCGGTCCACCCGACACTGTACCGCTCGTAGCCCTTGTATTTGAGGTTGCCGGTATCGAAGTCGCCATCCTGGGCGAACTCGGCCGTCACGCGCTGGAACAGCTTCATGCCCTGAGGGACGTTGGTGCGCGTGAAGTACGCCGTGCTTCCGCTCAGGTAATGGTTGACCTTGATGCCGCCCGGAAACACGTTCATCGCGCGCAGGGCGTTGAGGTCGTTGTTCGCCGTGCCTGACTGGCCAACCGACTTGAGGATGCGCTGGGCCTCGAACGCTAGAGCGGTCGGAACGATCAGCGAGTCAGTCATCAGGCCGATCTTGAGGCCACGGTTGTTCGTGGCGTTCATGGTCTGGATGACTAGGCTTTCCAGCGCCGCTTCCGAAAGGTCGGCCGCCACCGCAAGGGTATTGGACTGGCTTCCCGACAGCGACGGGTGAGCCGTCGAAATCAGGGGCTGTCCATCACCGCCGGTATAGGACGAGTTGAACGCGCGGTTGTAAACGTTGGCCGCGACATTCTCTTTCGTCTGCCGGAACGAGAAAGCGAGCGCCTGCGTGCGGCTGACGCCCTTCTTCTCATAGAGGTTGTCGTCTATTTCCTCACGAGTGATGATGAAACCCAGAGCATAGGCAATGTGCGTGTAGCGCGTTACCGTTGCCTGACTCTCGACATCGTAAGAGGTCGCAGCACCCTGTTGCTTGACGGAGGCGAGACCGAAGCCGGTCATCTCCACCTCTTCCTCATAATTCATTTCCGAGGTTTCGGTATCGAACAGGTCGGTCCACTCTTTCGAGTGCTCCTTGTAATCGCGGCCCCAGACCGCGTTCAGCCCAGGCCAAAGTAGCTTGGGAACATTGCCGGTATTGATAACAGCCATTTCTCAAGCTCCTTAAGCGCCAGCGACTTGGTTGACGTACTGGTGGCGATTGATGCGGACGAGCAGTCTGCTCGCGAGCGTGCCGGACGATGCGGACGAACCGAAGTCGTTCACAGGATCGTCGGTGAAGCCGACAATCTTGAGGTCCAGCGTGTTGGTGGTGGCTCCGCTCGTATTGTCGGCAACCGTCCCGGAGAAACCGGTGAAGGTCGAACCGGCCGCAACGGTCATGTTGCAGTTCAGGCCGATATCGTTGACCGCGAACGGCGTGCCCGTGTTGGACTGCTGGATCTCGAAGAGAAGGCCGGGATCGTCGGCCACCAGAAGGAGCCGCTGAGTCGAGGCTGCGCGATAGGTCGTGCTGTCGCGGGTCTGCGGAACGACGCCGACAACGACGCCGACAATGACATCGCCGGATGCGGCGCGGGCGACATCGCTAAACGGCGAACCGTTGATGATCTGCCCTGTACCGGCGAGCTTGACCGCATCGCCGATATAAATGGCCGTCGCATCGCTTGCCGGAACCGAGTATGTGCGGGGAGCAGCGCTGTAAGGCGCTCCCGACAGCTCGCTATGCGGACGAAGCCCGAAAGCCGAGTTGGGATTGGACATGAAAAAGCACCTCTTGCGTCCCGGTCGGACGCATCAGGGGTGCTTCTCAGCGGCCTTTAGCGTTCGACCTTGATCGAGCCATGACCGTACTGATTTTCATCCATACGGTCGGTTGAATCCCTTCCGGCGGTGATCGCTTCATCGATCTTCCGGTTGGCCGCTTCCTGTTCGGCTAGACCCTGGGCATAAAGCTCGTCAGGGGTTTCCATCAGGTATGCGTGGAGAGGTTCGCCGTTCGCCTTGGTGCCTACGAGGCGCGATATCCGCGAACCGGGATCGGCTGTCTGGATGCCCGTTTCCGAAACGAACTCATACCCTAGTTCGCGCACTTCTGCAATACGGTTTCCATCATCGTTCACCCAACGGCGAGTTTCGCCTTCGCGGAGCGGCGCATCGAGCTTGGAAACAAACCCTCCAACCGACGATCTGCGGCGTCGTGTCGGCTTTTTAGCCTTTGGCGCAGGTGGCGTTTCAAGGACTTCAGAAAGCGGAATCGGTGCGCCAGTGCGGCGTCGGCGAGCAGTCATGCCTGATATCCTTCCCAATCGAACGTGCGAGCATAATAGGCCCGAGAAGCGGCAATATCCTTGTCGCTGTCACCGGTTGCCTTGACCCCTAGAAGGCCTCGGTTAATGAACTTGTCGAACTGTCGCTTGGCTTCCTGCGGGAGATTGTCCCACGATTTTGACGAGTTGCGCGGCCTGCCGCCGGTCCCGCCCTCAACCGCACTTGCGGGCTTGGCTCGTGGGGCCTTGGCATTGAGCTGCGGATATTTCGCCAGCGTCAGTTCGGAAATATATTGGAAGAATTCAGCCGGGGCCATTTCCTTCGTTTTGTCGATATGCTTGTCCACCATCCGGTCGAAATACAGCCGTCCGTTGATGTCGATCTCGCTGGCGTTCGCGAGATTGGCCCTGTCGTACCATGGGTTGTTCTCGCGGAAATCGTCCAAGGCCTCAACCGCCTCTTCTTTGGTGGCCTGAGGAGCCGGTTCGTTCGGCTTGAGCTTGTCCATTTCCGTAAGGACACCCCGCGCCGCTTGAGTATCGCCAACCGCGACTGCGTCGTCCAGCCGCGTCTCAAGCTCCTTGCGCGCCCGCTCATAGGCCCGCTGCTCTGCGCCCTCGAAGTGAGCCGTGGCCCGCTTCAAGTCCTTCTTCATCGCCTCGATATCGCGCTTGAGGCGCTGGTTTTGCGCCTTCAGCAGCGGCATCATCTCATCGGCGCGCTTCATGAAGGTTTCAGCATCGATCCACCGCGAGGCGTCTCCCTTGAACTCCTCTTTCGGAACCCAACCGTGCTCGCGCGCCTCTGCGTCGAAATCGCGCGGCGTCTGAGTGCCGTCTACTAGCCCTTCGCCTTCGCCGGGGATTTCAACCCCTTCGGTTTCCAGTGGCATATCTACTCTCCCCGCTCACTTACCCGGCCAACGACATCTTCGTCGTTCATCAGCCGGTATTCCTTGCCGTCCTTCCCGGTCAGGAGAACGCCGCCGTATTTGGAGATAACGACCCGGTCGCCGGGAACTGGCTTCACAAATGCCGAGGACCGCGCGGCGGCCTCTTCCCATGCGTTCTCGCCAGCAGCGACCAGCGTCCCGAACTGCATCGCGTATTTCTCGCGGTCGGTGTGCTGATCGGGGAGAATGATTCCGCCGGCCGTTTTCATCTCTACCGGATCGGGAAGAACGAGGACGCGAAGGTCCAGAGGCTGAATGCCGGAGGTGTTCATTTCTTCCTCATCTTCGCCAAAGTCTGCGCAAAGCGGGCGCGCTCGCCAAGTTTGCCGCCCTTCTTCGCTGCGGCGGCAATCTTTGCTGCCGGGATCTTCTTCCCCTGCGGAACCCCTAGCTGCGCATGGAGCGCTCCCGGTTTTTTGATCGCCTGTTTGATGAACTTACCCTTCGCCATTGTTCTCTACTCCAGCCATGTCGAGCACATCCTCAAAGCTGACCTGGGTTAGCTGGCCCAGAAGGACCGCTTGCGCCTGCTGCTCCGGGGCTAGCGGCTGTCCCGCCGCCCACGCTTCCATCAGGTTGTTGCGGCGTTGGTCCAGCAGCTTGAGGAACTCCGCCGTCAGGGGATGGTCCCGCCAGCGCTGGAACTCCTCCCGCTCCAGGATTTGCATTTCCGCCTCCATTCAATGCGTTGAGAGTTATCTGTGCGGCCTGCGCCAAATCGACCGAGACTTGCGCAAGGATCGCAGCGTCCCCGATCGATCCGATCTGGAAGGCGAACGACGCAGCTTGCGAAGCCTCCAATGCACCTCGGGCGTGAAGCTCGCTGACCTTCGCCAAGGATTCGGCCAGCGCCCGCGCTTCCTGCATCTGCGCGAGAACCAGCTTCGGATCGGGAGGCGGCTGCGGCACATTGAGCATCGCCGACACATTCTCGACGCCAAGCGCATCCAGTCGCCTGCGGACCAGTTCCTGTTGATTCACCAATGGATGATTGAGAAAGCTCGACCACTCCGCTTCCGAGCGAGTGAGCTTCTGCATGTCGGTGATGACATCCGGATCCGATACCGGAACCACCGACAATTCTGGGTTGGCGTAGTCGTTCCGGGAAACCTTCTTGCTGTCGCCGTCTCCCAAAGCAAAGGTCTGCTCGTCGTCCAGATAATCTTTGTTGAGCGCGAACAGGTTGCGAAGCTCGTTGCCGAACGCGCGGTGAATCCGCTTGAAGATAGCGGTCATCACCTTGTGACCCTGTTCGATCAGGGCAAGGGTCGTTGTCGCTGGCTGGTTCGGCGTTCCCTCGCCGGTTAGAACATCCTGAACGGCAGTAATGTCTTTCGATGCTTCAATCAGCGTTCCGAGAAGCTGGAACAGGACCGGCGATGGGCCGGGATGCTCAAGCCGGAACACATTATCCGCCAATGAAGCGTTGTTCGTGACCTCGACCCTGCGCCATTCGCCGATGCGGAATGGCATAGTGCCGCCGCGAATGTTAATCCCCGACCCGAGGAAGCCGCCACCGGCATTCTGCAGGCTCCCGGCGTCCAGCATCTGGTTGATGGCCGTGTTGATCGGCTCGCCAATGTCCTCAAGCAGCCATCCGAAGCCGATGTCGTAGAAAGAACCATCGGGAGCCGGGATGAAAGGGTATTTGGTGAAATACTGCCGCCGGTCGATGGAAACGATGCGCAGGATCGGAACGGCCGCCTGCTGAGCGTCATCCAGTTCCATGACGCCCTGCATCGTCGAGACATGAACATCGTCCTTGCTGAAACAGGGGACCATCCGCGCGACCGCGCCGTCTTTGGTCGTGGTGACGATATAGGGCTCCGGATAGCCGTCGTCGTCCAGCTCTAGGTAGCAATGCTGCTCATAGAACTCGACAATGGCGTCATCGTCGCCGCTGCTTTCCGCATCGGTCGCAATCGGAACTTCCCGCCATAGCCCGGCGGCGATCTTCTCTTTGACTTCGTGCGGATAGAATCTGAGGCGGTGCGTATAGCGCGGAGCCCGCTCAAGGCTCTTCGCCATGTAGTTGATGATGAAGTCCTCGCCGGACACCATCTCGGCGCAATTGGTGTTGGCGATGCTGTCGAAGTAGGTCTTACGGAACACGCACCCCAAAATCGGGAGCATCAGCAGCAGCCGGTCGGTGTCCTCTTCCCATCCAGGCATCTCATAGAGGAGCTGCCACGTCATGTGATCGCCGATAGCGTCGGCCTGCGCCCGCTTAGATCCGTCAGGGTCAGGGCCGAGAACGCGGCCCTTCACCAGATTTGAGCCGTCCACAATGGCTGGATAAGCACGGGCCTGAAACTGGATCGCTGCAACCGTAAGCAGCGGAAATTTGACGTTGGAGGCTTTCGGCCACGGGAAGTTCTTCGCTTCCCGAGTCTGCATCGCCATCGCCAGCCATTTGCGGTAGCGCTCCAGCCAATCGGACCGGCTCGCTTCGTCGATCTCGACATCGCGAACGACTTTCTGGCCGATCTCGTTCAGTTTTGAATCGGACAGGAAGTCGGCAAGGTTGACGTTGGGCGTCAGGATTTCGTCAAGCGTCAGGGTTTCGAGCTTGCCCTGATCCACCGGTTGAGATGCCATCAATATCCTCCAACCGGTGAGCGGCCAGATTCCTCAACCTCGTCCCATGCTTCGTCTTCATCGAACACCGGGTAGGCGGGAACGGCGAATGTGAGAGCGAGCCCGTCGCCATCATCAGGCGAGGCGAGACCGCGAGCTTTCATGTGCTCCTTCTTTTCGAGAAGGATTTCGTCTCTTGCGTTGAAACTATATTCGAGCCCGGTGAGGTCGTCGGCCAATTCCTGATCGTCCGGGATCATTCCGCCGGGAAGCCATTCTCGCATGACAGCCCACATCTCGGCCCGGCGGTTGGCGACTCTCACGCCCTCACCAAGTTTGACGACCCCGAGCGGCTTTGCTCCGAACTGAACCCCGACAACAGGCAATTGCATTTGCCGCAGACGATCCACGACGCCCGCGCCGATTCCGCCTTCATCCACGCAAATCATCAGCGCGCGGTGAATACGGTGCATCTCAGCCACCTTCGCGGCCAATGTCATCGTATCGACGCCGTGTAGCTTGACCGGAGGGATTGAGCGCGCGTCCTTGCCGCGGCGGAAATAGATCGTGCTGCGGTCGTCTCCGAATCTGGCCACATCCACGCCGATCATCAGCGGCTCGTGGACATCGATGAATGTGTCGCGCGACCTCGCAGCATCAACCTGAGCAGACGAAATGAACTGAAGCGAACTGGTATTTGGAAACTGCCCTTTGACGCGAACACGGGAAATGTCGCTGTCCTCGCCATAGGTATCGATGATCGATTGGAGATATTGCTTGTTCGTCCCTTCGACCGTCCGGCTATCGATCTGGCGTGTTTTCCATGCCTGCCGCCACCGGCCAAAGCATTCCCGGAAACGGCCCGTGTTCACGGTCGGATTGCCGTAGCAAAGCCACAGAATCTCGGTGTCGTCGTCGGTTAGAGCCCCCTCAGTGACTTCCCATACCTTGTCGGCGATCTTGGACGCCTCATCGAAGATGACGACGATGCGCTTGCCCTTGTTGTGAAGTCCGGCGAACGCCTCAGTATTGTGCTCAGACCACGTTACGGCGTCCGCTCGCCAGCTCTCTTCGTGACCTGGAACAACCGAGAAGATTCCCGTCTTCGTCGTCTTCCACCAATCACGCGTGATCGATAGGTTTCGCCATTTGATGATTTCCGGCCAAAGCTTCGTGCGGATCTGGGGTTCTGTGTTGGCAGTAACGACAACACGGCAGTCATCGCATGTGTCGAGCGCCCAGCTCACCAACATGCCAATCTCTGCCGACTTGCCGATTCCATGCCCCGATGCCGTCGCATCGCGATAGGGAAGGAATCGAGTCAGTGGATTTTGCAGATGCTCCCGAATGTCCTCTTGCTGGTCAGACTGCCAGTCCCGCGGGCCTTCCGCATCGGCAAGAGCCGTCCCCTTCACGCCCCACGGGAAAGCATAGGTCACATAGGCAAGCGGATCGTGCGTGAACGACGCGATATCCTCCGCCAACATGCGGAGAGTGTCAGGCTTCGTCGCCATTGCCCAACCCTGCGACTTTGGATCGCCGCTCAGCGATGAGCGCGGCGAGTTCAGAATTAAGGCCGTGCTCGACCTTCTGCGTATCTGTCCAATTCTGGCGGCGACGGTTGGTCAGCCATTTGAACGCGGCCTGTGGATCGCCTGGAATGTAACGCTTGTAGCGGATGGCTTCATACGAGCCATCATCCTTCTTCATCAGCTTCTCAGCCGTGAGTTCGTGGCCGGTGGCGATGCGATACAGGCTATGCGCTACCTCAGCGTCAGCCTTCATCTTACCTGCGACCGTAGCCTCTAAAAAAGCCGGATGCTCTTTCTTCCAGTTGTATATCGTCGCGACCGAAACTCCGAAGAAATCGGCCAATTCTTCGTCTATTGCTCCGAGCAGACAGAGCTTAAACGCTTGATCAGCGTATTCCTCGCGATAGAGCGTATTGCGCCCAGGTCCGGGCACAGGAATCGCTAAACTCGTTTTCGGCTTGTCAGCCACTGTCTTGTCGGACCCCCGCCCGGTGATGTCTCGACAGACTAATTACGCACGAAAAACTATGTGCGGGAGTATGCAAATAATCAGTGCACCAATCCCATCGCCTGAAGATCGCGAATGACGCGCTTTACGTCTTCCCTTCCATAGAATCCGCAGGCCCGCTTCAAGTGCCCCAATGTCACGCGCTCTCCGGCGCTGATCCGAGCCGTCAGCTCCGCGAGAACCTGTTTACGTCTGCGCGTCATGGTCAGCTTTGGTCGCCCGCGAGCCATTCCCCCGCCCTTTCGTTTACGTTGCCGCCATATCGCGTAGGTCGTCCAGTGCGTGTTTCATGGACACCACCCAATCTCGGTTCGCTTCTCATCGACCCTGATCCAGTGAACATCAGATCGGCTTCGGGCGCGCGTCCCTTTGCCGCAGTTGCACGGGTCGGTGATCGGCCCTCCGGTTGGGCGCTTGCGATGCTGCGAAATCAGCTCGGCAATCTCGGGGACGATCTGGGCCGGTCGAGTGACCTTGCGGCGAAGTTCGTCGGAGACCGCGGAGACTTCAGACGCTCGAATGCCCTTGAGCGCATCGACGGCGGCGCGCAGCCACATTTCCTGCTGCTCTCCAGTCATCGACGTTGGGGCTACCAGGGCAAGCACCTTCGCCAGCTCAATGGTTAGCGCGCTGCTCTCCGAGGATTCGAGATACTGCGTCTCCGAGAGGGTTGTTAGAGCGTTCATGGGTTTTCGGCCTTCGTTCGTCTGCGTTTCTCAGCCAATTTCGGTAACTTGCGTCCCAATCGAGACTTCGCCCTCTTGCTCCGGGCGTCTTGAGCCAGTGGTCTTTGAACTTCGCCAGCTCCCGCTCGATCATTCCGGC